GGCTGGAAACAGCAAATGACTTTGCCAAATCGGTTCACCAGTATGCTTGGTATGAATGTGTTTAGAAGTTCAGGTATGTTCAAGAATCGTGAACACATCACTCGCATCATCCCTGCATCGAACTCATGGAGAGCATCCGAACCGTTCTTTATGGGGTTACAGATAGATATGAAGACCAACCAACTGCTCAACCCCAAGGAAGACTTGAGTGTGGTTGTTGACAAGACAGCAATCAGCGAAGTTTCTAAGAAGACTAGGACACTACGCAAGCTGACCAAGGGAATGGCTCGAATGGGTGCGTTCAATGACTTGACTGAGCATCGCCGCAAATGGCAGACCATACCTACGCCTAAGTTTGAAGACATCAATCTGGATGAACCCACAGGGGATGATGCACGCGCTATCGTTGTCACTGGACTTCACTCATGCTCACTACCACCACTGAGTTACTACAACGAAAACGGTCAGTGGACACAGCGTAGCGCTGAAGAACAAGCCAAGATGTTGTTGGACAGCGCAGTAGATAAAGGCTTGGAGTTAATGCGTAGATACCTGTACGACACAACGGAAGGTTCATATGTCAAAGTGCCAGTTAAACAAAGAAACACTTGAGAAGTATCGCTACGTTAACGTAGAGGATGTTGAGTGGTGGGAATACATCTTTTCTGACTTTGAAGAAGACATGAGTAAGCGTGGTGTAAGGGTTGACCAAATATACTTCAGCGGCTTTTGGAGTCAGGGAGATGGTGCTTGTTTCGAGGGGCGTGTAGTAGATTGGCGTTTGTACCTATTGCACCTAGGGTACGACGACGAAATACTCGCCAGCCTTGCAAAAGATTGGTGGTCATGTACGTTAGTGCATCGAGGACGATATTGCCACTACAACAGTGTGTTAGTTGACAGCGACATCCACATGGGCAACAACCCATACGATGCAAAGACAAACACTCTACGACATGACGCTTGGCAGTTCACAGTTAACAACTATGACTTCCTTGCGATAAATGATGAGATAGAGGCAAACTTGAAGCAACACATGAAGGACTTGTATAACAAACTGAGAGAGGAGTATGAACACTTAGTAACTGACAAAGCAGTAATCGAATGGCTTGAATTCAACAACAAACTAACTGAACTGGAGATTTAACATGGCATATGTAGCAATCAGCGGCGCTCTCATTGAAGACGTGCAAGATCAAATTAGAAAATTACGTGGCTCAGAGGTAAAGGCTATCCCTGAGGTAAGCAGATACATGAAGATGTCCACACTGCCTGAGGACTTGGTACAGCGTATGTGGGGTGAACACTACCACCTACGTGATGTGATTCCAAGTAAGTGGAAACGTAAGCGTGATGACCTGCAACTGCGTGTGAACTACCTGAGTGCAGAGGGTAATGAGCAACATATCGAAGTTCAAATTAACTTCACTGGTAACAATATTGAATGCCCACCCGATGCTAGCGGTTATCACTACACCGTCATCGTGGAAGAAGACTTCCACTTGGTTGCACCATACGTGGCGTATGCCAAACAGGTTCATGAGATTGACGAGCGTTGGGATAAGGTCAAGTCTCAAATCGTTCAGTTCTTAAAGGGTTGCAAGTCACTCAACGAAGCACTCAAACTCTGGCCTGATGTTCGTATCTATATCCCCAAGCAATACATCGAGCGTATCGAGCGTAAGGTTGAACGTGCTACGGCTGATACTTCTGCGCTGGACATCTTGAAATCTATCGACACAGATGGTGCAGTAGCTGCGGCTGTCGGTGCTCGCTTGGCTAGTGCGGCTGGAGGTTCAAATGTCTGATGACATCCGAGCGTTAACTCAACGATTGGCACGTATCGAGTCGCGCCTTGTGCAACTCATGATTCATCTTGGTCTCGACCCATACGAGAAGACGTATGAAGCTGAATCACCTATCACGCAACGGAGTAACAAATGAGCGGCATCCTTGGAACTGGAACTGGAAATGGCGGTAACAACGTTTGGACAACAAACCAAACAGCAATACATCCACTTATGAACACAGCACAAGCAGCGTACCCACAAACGCAAGAGTATCGAAGATTCGACACAGACACAATTGTGCGAATCAACCGTGCAGAGAATGGTTTCATTGTAGAGGTCGGTCATGAAGCAGTCGTACCAAAGCGATACATCGCCAAGGATATGGATGAGGTGCGTGACTTAATCACAAGCGACATGGTTACTCGCCGCATGGAAGGAAAGTGAAATGCCAGACTTAAGGACTGAACTTATGAAACTCGAAAACTTGAAATTTGATGACGATGTACAAACTGAGGAACAAATCGTGACTACAACAAACACCAGCCTGATGGCAAAGATATGGCAATACGTCCACGACCACCCAAAATGCACCTACACAGAGGTGATGAAAGGCTTGGGCACTGGACAATCAGATACATCCACTCGACTGACTCAGATGTACAACGCTGGCAAACTTGGCCGAGACGACAGCGCACTGCCATACAGATGGTTCACCCTGACGGATTCGTATGAACGCAAAATACCCAAGCCATACAAAAAGAAAAAGGCAAAGGCAGTAGTCAAGGTCGTTCAGAAGGTGCCGGCAGCTGTGCCCAAGTCGGTCACTAAGTATGACGTTAACGATCTGCTTAGTACGATGTCTATCATCGAGGCCCGTGCAATGTATGACCGACTCAAAGAACTGTTCGGGGGCTGACCATGTGGGATGCACTCGCATTGATAGCGGCGCTCATGATTGGCGGTGTTATCACCGTCGTCATCGGTGCTTGCTTTATCTACGCACTTGAGGTGTTGCAGAGGGTTGCAAGGGAGGACGAACGTGAGTAATCCTCCACGCAACAAGGGCAAGAAGATCATCAAGATCAATGCTATCTCTCAAGCGCAACTCATCAAGTTGTTACTGGATGGGGTCTACACATGCCAAGAACTTGCGGAACAAACTGGACTGCACTACGTCACTGTGTTGCAGTACACACGTGAACTTCATGCGGCTGGTGCGGCTTACATCTGTGCGTGGGAGAAAGACACCCGTGGGCGTGACGCCATCAAGATATACAAGATTGGTGAACATCGTGATGCCCAGCGTAAGAGACTGACTGCGGCTCAACGACAAGCAAAGAGCCGTGCAAAAAGATTCAACATAGACATGATGCAAAGGATGGCGGCATGAACTGGATAGATTCAACAGCGAAGTTCCTCAAGGAACTGTTCAAGCCAAAAACGATCAACGAGATCATCGCCAAGGAACTACGCGAGGCGCATCTCAAGAAGTTGGAAGCTGAGAGTGCTGTGGAATACGCACAGTCCATCGTGCAATACAACCAAGACCGTATCAAGAGACTTGAGCAGAGACTGACTGAACATACAACTGAAGGAGATTACACATGAGCGCAGATGACGTACAAGTAGGCGGTAGTCACTACAAAGATATGCCTGTCCAACCTTGGACAGTGATGCAGGCAGTGCTGACACCTGAGGAGTTTCGTGGGTTCCTCAAAGGTAACATCATCAAGTACTCCATGCGCCAAGGTAAGAAAGAAAACAGCGATGATGCTGGCAAGCTCGATCATTACATTACCAAGTTGAATGAGGTGTCTTGGTGATTAGCCGATTCATCTTCTGTGCAGTAGTGGGCGGGGTTAGCTTGAACAGCACTTACCCTGCTACATCGAAACCTTTGACTTCAGCGCAAATACAAGCAAAGGCAAAGTACAAGTCGGTGAGCAACGTATGCCAGAAGAAAAAGAAAAGCAAGACAGTGAAAGAGTTATGTCAACGATGGGAGGAACACAATGCTTGAGCAGATCAGAACATTCTTTGGCAAGGTGCGGGGCCTGCATGGTGACCGTCGAACAGTCGTAGAAGAAGGTTCATTGTGGCGCTGTTCACAATGTCATTTGTTATTTATGAATAAACAAGCAGGGGAGCAACACAAATGCCAAGACCAAAAAGTGAGTTGACTGGTAACAGCAAGCACGTCAGTGTGAGGCTTACCCCAAAAATGCGGGAAGAATGGGAACGTGTTGGCGGCCAAGCGTGGTTACGCCGCATGTTGGCAAATAGCTTACAGGATAGATATGAACAAGAAAGAAAAGAAACCCAAACAGACACCACTGCCGAAAGTTCTGAGTCAGGAAGAACTGCTCAAATGGTGGCCGTTCCAAAGAGTGTGTGGCAAGTCGTTAGAAAAGCTACATAAACAAAGCATCCTTGAAGGAGTAGGAGATGCCCCAGTTTGAATCATGGACTCATGAAAACTTGGTGAAGTTTGCATACGATGCGTACCGTATGTTGCAGACACAAGACGATCAACTACAACAGTTGCGTAACGATTTAAAAGACGCTATCAAAGCATACAGGGAGGTTCATGCAGACAATAACAATCGACTTTGAGACGTACTACTCAAAGGACTTCAGCTTGTCCAAGATGACAACTGAGGAGTACATCAGATCACCTGAGTTCCAGACCATCGGATTCGCTTACAAGGTAGGTGATGGCGACACCCATTGGGTTACTGGGTCTGACAAAGAGATCACTGAAGCCCTGCATGAACTGGGTTTGCCCGATGCCTACGTCATCGCACACAACATGGCGTTTGATGGAGCAATCCTTGCATGGAGATACGGCATCATCCCCAAGTACTATCTTGACACGCTGTCAATGGCTCGACCTATCACGGGTCAAACTGTGGGCGGCAGTCTTGCCAAACTTGCACAGAAGTTCACGCTGGGTGCAAAAGGCACTGAGGTTGTCAATGCTATCGGCAAACGCCGTGAAGACTTCACACCACGGGATTTAGCAGCATATGGCGAGTACTGTAAGAACGATGTGCAAATCACACACAATCTGTACCACATCCTGCGTCAGTGGAATCCACCAAAGGAACTCTACATACAGGACTTGATGATTCGCATGTTCACTGACCCAGTGCTTGAACTGAACGATATCATTCTGAATGACCACTTGGACAATGTGCAGAGCAAGAAGGCCGAACTCATGAGGCGCATCGACGTTACCATTGGCAGGGATGAGTTAATGTCCAACCCAAAGTTTGCTATGGTGTTGGAAAAGCTGGGTGTCAATCCTCCCATGAAGATCAGTCTGCGTACCAACAAGGAAACCTATGCGTTCGGTAAAACGGATACAGAATTCAAAGCCCTGCTCGAACATCCAAACCCTGCCGTCCAAGCTGTCGTTTCGGCACGCCTCGGTATCAAGTCAACGCTTGAAGAAACCCGAACAGAAAGCTTCCTTGGCATTGCCAAAAGGGGCACGTTACCTATTCTGCTGAACTACTGGGGCGCTCACACTGGCAGAGCCAGTGGTGGCGACAAGATGAACTTGCAGAACTTGCCTCGAGCTGGTGCCCTGCGCCGTTCGATTACAGCACCAACTGGACATGTGTTGGTAGCTTGTGACTCAGCTCAGATCGAAGCTCGTGTTGTTGCATGGTTGGCTGGACAGTACGACTTGCTGGAAGACTTCCGCAGAGGCGAGGACATCTACTCTAAGTTTGCCACTAACGTGTACGGTAAGCCTGTAACCAAGGTCGACAAGGTTGAGCGGTTTGTTGGCAAGACTTGCATCTTGGGTCTGGGCTACGGCATGGGCGCAGATAAATTTCAGAGCACACTGAAGGTTGGTGCTGGCGGCATCTCTGTTGATGTTGAGCCATCCGAAGCCAAGCGTGTGGTCACCCTGTACAGGAACACATACAGTCGCATCGCCCAGTTGTGGAACGAAGCCAACAAAGCCTTGGAGAAGATGGCACAGGGTCATGAGTACGCCTTAGACGTAGGGATGCAACTGCTCTGTACCAACGAGGGTATCCAGCTACCCAACCACACCATGATTCGATACACCAACCTGCGTAAGACGCCTGACGGCTACGAGTACGATGGACGCTACGGCCCTGTCAAGATATACGGTGGCAAGGTAGTTGAGAACGTAGTCCAAGCACTGGCCCGTATCGTTGTGTTTGACCAGATGGCAAAGATCGACCAGCAGATGCGCCAGCATGATGGCACAGACGGACGGTACAAGGTTGTCCTGACCGTTCATGATGAGGTTGTTTGTGTAGTCCCTGAGTCCGCCGAAGAGTGGTGCAAGGAGCTGATGGTGCGTGAGATGTCAACACCTCCACGGTGGTGTTCCGACTTGCCTGTGTCGTGCGAATGTGAATCTGGAAATAATTATGCAGACGCCAAATAAACCCCTTGACTTTTTATGCAGGGGGCTTAATATACACACCTGCCCCAACGAATTGTGTGTTGGGGGTGGAGACCTATGACTATTCCAGCTTGGACGTATTCGCAACTCGAGAAATTCGAGACTTGCCCTCGGCAGTTTTACCATGTCCGCATCAAGAAAGATGTGGTCGAACCGCCAACTGAAGCAACGATGTGGGGTGAACGTGTTCACACTGCATTCGAGCACCGCATCCTCAACGGCACACCATTGCCTGACGGTATGGGACAGTGGGAAGGCATCGCCACAAAGATTGCATCCATGAAGGGTGAGATCAAGTGCGAACAGCAGATGGCAATTACCAAAGACTTCCAACCCGCTGAGTGGGGCAACGCTTGGTCACGTGGCATTGCTGACGTGGCGATCACATACAAAGACAGTGCTGTGATTCTTGACTACAAGACAGGCAAGCGCAAACCGACAGAACAGTTGATGTTGTATGCAGGCTATGCGTTTGTACACTACCCTGAGGTGAACACTGTATCTACTGGATTCGTGTGGCTCAAAGATCAGAAGATCGACAAGACAACATTTGACAGATCAGATGTATCCACGATTTGGTTGGAGTTCTTGCCAAGAGTACGCAAGCTGGAGACAGCATATGAGAAAGACAAGTGGCCTGAGCGTCCAAGCGGACTGTGCAACGGCTGGTGTCCTGTGAAGACCTGTACTTTTTACAAGGCCAAACGATGAAAACCCAATTCGGGCAGACCGCTAACTACGCCTATGATTATCAAGCACAAGATAGTGAAGTGTTTAATCGCCAAAGTATGCTTCGTTCTGCGCTTGGTGGCTTAGCTCCCACCAAAGCTTGGATTAACTACAACATGAAAGAACTGCCCGACAATCTGTATCGCTTCTATATTGAAGCCTCTATAGCAAAACATGACAAACTAATTGCTTGCGGTTTTAGACTTAGCGAAAGGTTTAAATGAGTACTGAACTTAAAGACTGGAAATCTTTGCTTGAGCTTAAAAAGCTTGGAGTTGTATTTACTTTGATTCGTATTGAAGACGACCCCCCATTTCACAGGCTGGCTATTGGGCAGATGCAATTCCCTGATGGCGCTGTGAAATACTGGAATCACTCATACAACCGGAATATGTTTTCCGATAACAAAATAAATGAGTTGACAGATGACACCTGAGGGTAAAGTCAAAGATGCCGTCAAGAAAGTGCTGAAGAAGCACGGCGTATGGTTTTTTATGCCGATGCAAAATGGATTCGGTGTTGTCGGTATCCCTGACTTTATCTGCTGTATTGACAGCCACTTCTTTGCTGTGGAGACCAAAGCACCGGGTAAGCGTGACAACACGACACCCAACCAGCAGAGAGTGATAAGAGAAATTTTGGAGCACGGTGGGTTCGCCATCGTTGCTGATGATGCAAAACAAGTTGAAGACTACATAATCTTTTTAAGGAGCGAGCGATGAACAAAGGTGGCCCTACCAAAGCAGCTTATGACAAGAAATACGAATCATCCCCTGAACAAGTAAAGAAACGTGAGATGCGTAACCGTGCACGTGCCGCACTGATGAAGGAAGGCAAAGTGTCCAAGGGTGACGGCAAAGACGTTGACCACAAGAACATGCTGGATGGCAATGGCACAAACGCCAAAAGCAACCTGCGTGCAATCCCCAAAGAACAAAACCGTGGATGGAGAAAAACAAATGGCAACAAGTATGGCGAGTAAAGATGCTAGTTAGAACAGACAAACGAGCACTAATACTGAGACTTCGTAATCCATCAAGAGTAACTACGCCAATCCCAACCGCTAAGCTGGTTACTCACAATGGATTTACGTATGTAGCTGTACCTCACCGGCCCGATGAAGTTAAGGTTCTTCGTAACCTAGGCTTTAATGCGCCAGACCCAATGACGTACTACTACAAATGGCCGGGACGATTCAAACCATTTCAAGCACAGATCGAGACAGCTAACTTCCTCTCCATGCACGACAGAGCATTCTGTTTGAACAGCATGGGCTTAGGAAAAACTGTGACTGCACTGTGGTCGTATGACTACATGCGAGATGCTCGTATGGTGAAGAAAGCCCTTGTCGTGTGTCCGCTCTCCACGATGGAAAGAACGTGGGCAGACGAAGTATTCAAAACGTTTCCGCATCTTGATTCAGTGGTGTTGTACGGCTCTAGAGAACGACGAAAGAAACTTCTTAAACAAGACGCTCACATATACATCATCAACACAGACGGCCTCAAAACAATCACAGAAGATTTGAAAGACCGCCCCGACATTGACCTCATCATTGTGGATGAGATCGCCATGTTCAGAAACGCAAGTACAGATCGCTGGAAGACACTCAACACAATCTGTAACAAGCAAACGCCTCGACGTATATGGGCGCTGACTGGCGCACCAACACCACATGAACCAACAGACGCATGGGCGCAGTGCCGCATCGTTTGTCCTACCAACCCTGACGTTCCAAAGTACTTTGGTCAGTTCAGAGACAGCGTGATGAAACAGATCACAGCGTTCAAGTGGGTGCCACGACATGATGCCGTGGAGACTGTGAAGAAGGTGATGCAACCAGCAGTTCGATTCGCACTGGATGATTGTGTTGACTTACCTGAGCAGACATTCTTGACACGTGATGTGGAGATGACGCCTGAGCAGAAGACTGCATACAAAGCCATGCTTGAGAAACTCATGATGGAGTACGCAGGCGGTGAAGTACTGGCGGTCAATGAAGCAGTCAAAGCCAACAAGCTTGTGCAGATTGCTTGCGGTGTTGCTTATGGCAAGGACGGCGAGTACATCAACATACCAAGTAAGCCACGCATTGATGTGCTGAAAGAACTGATTGAGTCATCTGAAGGCAAGGTGCTTGTCTTTGTACCGCTGACTGGAGTGCTTGAGCATGTTGTCCGTGAACTTGAAAATGAGTGGACAGTGGCGGCAATTCATGGCGGCACACCCAAGACAGAGCGAGATCAAATCTTTGGTGACTTTCAGAAAACAACAAACCCGCATGTGATTGTGGCAAACCCTGCCACGATGAGTCATGGACTGACGTTGACTGCCGCTACTACTATTGTTTGGTACGCACCCATCCACAGCAACGACATCTATGAACAGGCCTGTGCTCGAGTCAGAAGACCGGGGCAG